AATGCTACCAAAGGTTCCACTTATAAGTCCTGTAGGTAAGATAAACACATTATTAGTAGACCCTTTGGCTATGAGCGTTAACCTTGTGCCAGAATTATCCCCTCTGGGAAACGTTAGAGCATGGACTTCCAGTCCGCCACCCGCATCAACACCGTTAATTGAATCCGCATCCAGCAGCATAGTGCCGGATGCTACGGACAGAGTACTGTTTGTTCCAGAGCCAAGATCTTGCTCGGCTACATTTGTAACATAAAACTGAGATGTGGTTGTTCCGGCAACTCTTGTGTTTCCAGAAACTTCTAAAGGAAAGTCCGGAGTGGTTGTATGGATACCCACATATCCATTGGTCCCCTCAAGTGTGATACGAGCAGAATGTCCTCCGTTTGTACTAGCATTGGCAAGTTGAAGAGGCCTGCTTGAGTGCCCGACATTCGGATGAAAGGCATCCATGAAAAAGGCGTTGCCAATAGATCCAGTAAAAGTCCCGTCTGCATCGCCTTCCATTGCAATAGTACCGAGGCGATTATTTCTTCCAGAAGTATCTGCTGAACCGTCTTGATAAAAGTCTATAAATGGGTTGTCGTTCTCTCCAGAGTTGTCGCTATCAGCAATAAGCTTTATACCCACATCTTTTCTGCTTTTCAAAATTATGATAGCATCCCTTTCGGCACCAGTTCCTTCAAGGGGATCTATAATATGCAGTACAGATTGTGGCGAATTAGTCCCAATACCAATACGGTTTGCTCCGCCATCGAGATAAAACATATGAGTCTCGTTGTTGCTTTCTACACGGAAGTCAACGTCAATAGATCCTTGGTTAAACACAGCGCCGCCGGCTACCTCTAGGGTTCCAGTAATCTGAATTAGGTCGCCGGAGGTATCTCCTAGTTTAGTATCGCCGTCGTTTTCAAGCTTGCTTACGAAGCCGTCGCCGTCATCATTCTTGATGCCAAAACCAGCAGAAGCCATTAGTCTTCCCCGAGTACATCGTTGAGCGCACGGTTAATACGATCAGCCTTTGTCAAGTGGGTTTTGACCTGGCTTTCCGCAACAAGATAAGCGCCCGTCGTGCTTGGTTCAGAAACTAAGTCGAAGCAAAGCAACTGAAAGTCGTCTTCTACCATGGTGGTGCCACCCTCCTGGCGGGTGGATCCGAGGCCTCGGCTAGATATTCCTAACTGAACGCCGCCTTCTACAAGCTGCTTAGCTATTTGTCCTGCGGGTGTGTTTAGGATCTTCATCTTGCCCATAACATCGTCGCCTCTCCACCACACCTCTGTTATTACATGGCTTGCGTTCTTGAGTTCCACCACTGAACTATCTGGATGGTCTAGTTCCCCGATAGCTCGTCCTTCTTTTACAAGTTTTTCATAGTTCTTCATCTCTCGCTCTAAAATAGGGCGAGGATAAATACGTCCATTGCCGTTTTTCTTGTCTGCGGCTTGAATTTTTCCAGCCACAATAAGATGCGTACCAGACTTGTTGCCTTCACGCTCTTCTTCAGTCAGAAGATCATCGCTATAATCTAGATTCATAAACTCTTGTAGTACATACTTATTCATTTCTATCTCCTTTGAGTGCGGGCGCTACCCGCACGGTCATGCTACCCCTGCAACAATTGGTTACTGGTCTTAGCATCCATTTTTGCGTCCACATCCCTTTTATTTCGATATTCATACTGAAATCCTCCGTCCGATATGAGCATACACAACGCATAAGAGGTCCCAGAAGATAACCAACCTAACAAAAGTCCGTTAACTAGTGAAACTTCAAATGTAAATAGTTCTGTAAATGGGTTTAGGAACAGAAGAAGGACGCCAGACCAAAAGCCAATGCACATAGGGCAGTGAAAAAAATGATATTTAGGCCTAATCAAACTCAATAGCGAAGAATACACCAGAATTTGAGTAAGCCCATAACAACAAAGGACGAAACTTAATATATTCACTTTATCTCAATCTTTAATACTGATAGCCATACCCATAGTATGAATAATTTGGAGTCGATGATCCCTCCGGCGTGTCTTCGTAGGGTGGGATTTCTCCGGACTCTGTTGATTCTGCGTCTGAGGGGTCTGTAAATCGATCTTCTATGTTCTCATCATAAGCATCAGAAACTGCTCCGTCGTCAATAGTTTCTTTAATGTATTTTTCCACTTGATATAAAACCGCCTGCAATGAGTCAACATCCGATTCTTGTGGATAATTTACTTCCAACATTCCAAAAGATGGTCCACCCTTAGGACCAAAGCCTTCCAATACGCCACCCTTGAAAAGAGAGTACATGAAGTCTTTTTGGATCGGGAAAGTGTCTATCTCTGCATATGGCTTAGGAATAGTGACAACTTTATTCTCTTTTGGAACAACAATTATATCCATATGTTTATGATCATTAATTAAAAGATTGCCACTCAGGGTCTTTTTGATTTTCAAGGATATAGTGGCCTGAGTTGGTTTCTTCTCGGGCTTGGTCGAATCACCTAGTTTTATTTTAATTGGCATTTTGCTTATACTCTTCTACTAGTTTTTGTAATCTTAAAACTTTGATAAGCTCTTTCTTGCCAACTGACGATACATTAATTTTTTCAACCAATGTTAAAGCTTCTTTGGTATTATTGACCATCTCACTGTCGTTCTTAACCTCTTCGAGACTAAGAGAGTTTTCGATTTCTTTCTTGATATTAGTCAGTTGCTCACCCAAGTGAATCTTAAAGTCAACACCATTGTCCAAGAACGATGTAATATAATGCTGGAGGAGGTTTCTCTGTGACTCTAATAAATTACTATACCTATCATTAAAGTTCTTGGTAAATGTCTTTACCACAAGACTATCAACATGTTTCATGGATTTTTCTGTGCTGTGCTCAGAAGTCAAAGTACTCAGTACTTCTGATTCCAAAAGAACCCTATTTTTAACTGGGATCTTATCTCCGAAAATTTGTGCCAAAGTTGCGTATGACTTGTAGTTAGGGACGAAATTATTGTAGGTATCAGAACCTAACTCTTGGTTTATCTTTTTTATAACAGCGGACTGTTCGGTAAATATTTCATCCTTATCCAACTTTTTATATTTAGATTTTGCCTCGAAGATTAACTTTTCAGCCGTATATCTGTCAAGTCCAGACTTCTCTTGCAATGCTTTATAACAATCTAGCTCTTGCATCAAAGCGGATCCTTGATTGAAGTTTTCCTTAAAGATTGTTTTTATCTTTGTAGACGTATCTGAGTCTCTTGAAACGAAAGCCTTTGTCAACTCTCTAACAAGAGTTTCAAACAAAAAAGCAGTATTTCTTTTCTTGTTATGTTTCTTTTTCATTTTTTTGCTCCAACTGCTCTATTAATCTTTTGACCTCATTTTGCGTGTCATATAGAAGCCGCTCCTCTTTGTCAAGTCCTTCTCCTACAATCCCTCTTGACAGAGGAGACATCTCACCAGACCACCCTTTAAATAGGTTTCTCTCGGAGGATGAGGCAATATTGTTTCCAGCAGAAGACAAATAACTTCTCTTTCTTGCGCCTTGTTTCCATTTTGGTGATTTTACTGGCTTGTACCAATCATCTCTTTGGCCCGGCTCGTCGGGCTCTGCCAGTAAGGGTCCTTCTTCAGTCTCTTCTTCCTCGGTATCTTCGCCGCCCTCATCACCACCAAGTAAATCATCAAGTCCACCCTCGCCACCTTCAACACCTTCGCCGCCAGCAGGTTCGCCCTCAGCTTCAACCAGTGCGGCAAGTTTGGCGTCAGAAAACTGCTCGATTTGTATCCTCTGTATTTCTTCCTCAGATAACTTAAAGATGTTCTTGTATACCCACCTTTTTGAAAAATATCCATCGGTTGCGCTTCCGGCAATATCAAACTTTGTTCTTAAGTGTTCTAGTTCTTGTAACTCTGCAATCTTTGAAGGGTTGTTTAGGGATAATTTGAAAGACAGAAGGTCTTTGTCTCTGAACCCTAACGAGAACAAATGTATAACACAAAGTTTTTCTACCTCAGCAATTACCACTCGCTGTAACCTTTGAATAGTTCTTGCAAACCTTATATCTTTTTGTGCTAAAGTAGTTTTATCTTCCATAGCATCAGACTGTGCCAAGTATGCTTTTGGTACCTTAAGGGCTGAAAAAAGCTTATCTCTAAGGTAATTAACATCGTCAATGTCGCCAGTAAACTGACCGCCTGCCAATGTTTCAATACGAGTATTATTGTTGCCACCTCGTATGGGGATATAATAATCCTCATCTATACTCATAGCGTTATACCGTAAGTCTACTCTGCCAGAATCTTCATCAACAATTTGATTTCTCTTCATCTGGGTCTTTACACGCTCAATATATTGTTCTACATCTTCCGCAGCAATATTGCCAACATCGATATAGAAGACTCTTCTTTCGGGCGATCGGACGATACGATAGGCCATCATGGCATCTTCAATTAATTCCAATTGACGCCATATCCTTCTCGAAGGCTCAAGCACAGAGGTTCCGTATGGAACATACTTGTCATTTCCTAGGACCCTAAAGTGTGAAACTTGCCAGTTTTCGAAAGTAACGCCCTGACCTTTATCAGAATTTTCCCAGAAGTATTGAACATAATTTGGATTTGTTGGGTCAGTACCCTCAATTCTCTCAACCTCTCTTACAGGCAACGGTATGACGTTAGTTATACCCATTGTATCGTCCAAATCAATATAAAGATAGTAGTCTCCATACTTACACATGCTTCTGGACCAGCCGAATAGATTCGACTCAATATTCAGAACACCATATAGTAATGTTTTGATTATTTCTTTTATTTCTTGATTGTGGCACTCAATGTTTACTAAGTCAGACAAAGCATTAGAGGTTGTTATCTCATCCGCATACACGTCAAGCGCAGATGCTATCTCTGGCATATACTCCATCTGTTCAAAGTCTGTATATCGAGTTTGTTTATTCCTAGCACCTAATACTTTGCTGCTATAATCTGTAAATGGATTATAATATTCCTTCTTTTTAAACTCTTTACCAGTGCTACTAGTAAAAGTATACTTTCTTATATCTCTCCGAGACATAGAGGGAGATGGCCTATCATAGTTTACGATCGGACCACTAAATAACCTAGTTAGCCGCTTAAAAAGAGGCGACGTGGCGTTTCTGGGGTTGTTTCCATTATTATTTGGATTGTTGTTATCGCTCATTTTTTATCCTTTTATTATCCAGCCTAAGTCGTGCGTTCTTCCGTCGGTACCTTTAAAGCTGTTACCGTGTTTGTGTCCTATTTGTCCATCTATTTTTGTACTAAACGTTGTATTTGATACTGATATCCCTGTCAATAGGGCTTTCTTATATTCAACATCTCTTTTATTTGTCACCAAAGCTGTATCCCTCACCCAACATCCTATACAAGTAGCAATGACTAAGTCATCATTGTAACTTCTCATGGCTTGCGGTCGCCCGTTATGCCATACAAAAGTTTTAATTTCGTTAGCCAACCTCATAGAGTTAATAGTAATTAGTTTATTTCGAATGAATTCTTCAAACTTAGCTATAACTAATGGTCTTGTTTTCATTGACATTGTAAAACCCGGTATCGCTCCTACCGCTTCAGCGGTTAGTTCATCTACATACTCGTGTGTTGATTTTACACTATAATAAAGATTCTTATACTCCAAATCTCTAAGTCTAGTTAAAACCCCTATTCCTAGCGAGTTATTCTCTATAACAAGCAGTGCATTATTATATTCACTCGCTATTGAAAAAAGAAGAGGTGCAAACATGTCGGGAGTTATCTTGCCTTGGTACTCGGCAACTTGGGTCATAGTTTTTATATCAAAAACTTGTGCGACACTAAAATCTGAGCCATCTCCTCTCGCAACATCTGCCACCAAAAGATAATCTTTTTCATCGGCAGGCTCATCCCAGATCCAATAGTTTCTATCAAACCCAGTTCTCCTTTTTGGCTCATTTAAACTTTCTAAAATAAGTTTTAAGTCATCACCATGGACCACTGTTTCGCCTGAGGCGTTAAAGTTACATTCTAGCTCTTGTGCTATCTCTCGGCGAGACATATTTCTTGTTTCTTTTCCGAACCACTCCAAATCACGGTCTGGGTGGACATCCCATGGTAACTTTATAGTGTGAAAATCGTTTTTACCTTCTTCTGCCTCGGTATATGTCTTGTGAAACCAGTTACCGACCCCGTTAGGAGTAGACAGAGCCACACAACGACCACCAGTCGAAAGAGTTGGATAGAGACCAGCCCATAACTCTTCCATGCCCTCCACAAAAGCTGCCTCATCAACAACTAAGAGTGAAAGGGCTTCAGAGCGACCTGCGTCACCAGAGGTTGACGATGCCTTAACCTGTGATCCGTTGGCCAGTTCAAAAGATGTTCGATTATCAACAGATATATCTGCTATCTTAAGCCAACTTGGAAGGTGGCGGTGAATAGCTTTAATCTTTTTGACTAAGTTCGTGGCTGTACCTAGTTTTGTTGCAACAACTAAAACATTTTTATCTCTATGAAAAAGCATCATCCAGCAAACATAAGCAGCCACGGTAGTGGATATACCCAACTGACGTGCTTTAAGGATTACATTGAATCTGTTGTCTTTAAAATCTTCAAGGGCATCTTTTTGGAAATCATATAGATCAAAACCAATCAAACCCTTCATAGGGTGTGAAATTTTTGCATAAGTATTGCAAAAATAAGCTGGCTCTTTTCCGCAGCGGACGATCTCCGCCATCACCTCTCGTTTAGAGAGCGACATTTATGCCTCTGGCGTATCTGGGTTTTTAGTGGACTTGTCGTTTGGCGGTCTCTTGTCCGAAGATAGTTCCAAGAAGTCTTTAAACCTTTTTTCAAACGGCTTATCCTGATCTCTTTCGGATGATCTCCGAATTGGCTCAACACCCTCCATGCCACCTATCTTATATTGCTTAGAAGCCTGTACAAAAGATCTGACTCTCGATGTGGACTGAACTATTATTTCAGCATCTGAAACTTCACTCAAGGTTACGGAACTTTTTGTAACCTTTTTATATTCTTTTTTCAAAAACTTTACAATGTCACCAAATTTTCTTTCGATCTCGTTTTCAAACTGGTTTCGTGGGTGTACTTCTTTCATAAGAACCTCCCCGTGGTAGTTGATAACAAGCTTGTCGGCTGAGAATTTGACTTTAAATCCGTCTATGACACGACTGTCCATTACTGGATGGCCTTCTTCACGGGATAGCCCGATATTGTGTGGCTCGCCATTTTCGTCCAGCGATCCATCATATGCATTAGCAGCCGCTTGGCTTAAACCTCTAACTATTTCTAGTACTGTTGCCATTTTTTCTTCTCCTAAAAGCGTAATCTAAACGTTCAGAGTCTGGTCTCCACCCATCTAGCCAACGTTGTTCTTCATGAACCACAAAATCAATATAGCACTCATAACAACATTTGAACCTATTCATATATAGGTCGTCTTGTCCTGAAAATGAATATGTTTTACAGACCGGGCAGATTCTTTCTCGCTTTTGCCCAATCGACCTTCGTTTTATTTTAACCCCATTGATTAAAGTTTCTTCATTGGTTCTTTTTTTGTTTGTTTTCTTCATACCCACAGACGATAAATCCTTTATGTAATCCTTTTCTTTCTCAGGACTCCAATTAGATCTGAAATCTTGTACGGCTTCTCTTCCATACTTCTCCGCTATGGACTTTTCCACATTAGCAACATAATTTATATCTTTTTTACTCATTTTTGATACACTGCGTGAACAATTCCAACAGACAGTCCTGTCCCTAAGAGCAAACCAGTGACAAGCCCGACGGTTCCACGATTTCTGTCAAACCATGAGTTGTTTTTCTTGAGTTGTTCTTCTAGCTTGGTGATGGAACGAATGTACGTCACCTGCATCTGAGTGCAGACCTTTTGGTCCACCGAGCACTCAGCGAGCTTTGCGTTGGTGTCAATTTTATTTTGCAACACCTTACGAAAGTCTTCTTCGCTGAGGAGTATTCCGACATATGTGGTCCCCTCTTGCTCAACAACCGCTGGGCGAGGTTCAAACGTGGTGACCTCTGCCGCAGCGGCGCTGAAAGAAAATAGCACTACAAATGCGATTATATTTCTCATATTATTTCAAGAACTTCTTAAGTCCCTCAATTCGTTTTGAGGGTCTCTTAAGTCCGCTTACCAAAGTATAGGTTACAAGCTTATCTCGCTTATCATCTTCATAGATACCACGATGAATTATAGCACCGCCCGTTATGGCAGCCAGCGTATCAAAGCCAAACTCGATACTGTCCATTAGCCCAGCAGTTTCTTCAAAAATAACCTCACCGCCAACAACGATACAAGCAGCACCTGTTGCAGTTGTAAGGTCGAAGCCTTCAGCAAGAAGAGTTTTCTCTAGATTTTTCTTAAGAGCATTAGAAATAGCTGTTTCGCTCTCAACGTCTTTGACGCTTGTGACACCCATAATCATACAGCCTGACTGACGCATAATACTATCATAGTCAGTTGCGTCAAAAGTTGTATATTCTGAGTCCTTGTTTGCCAGGACGTTAAATACGTGGAACAAGCCAGCGACTGTATTGTTGATAGTTGTCCAGAACTTCTTGACCGTGAGCTTGGGGTAAAGCTTTTTAATCTTTTCATTGTCCACCATGATAAGTGGAGCGATCTTACCCTTTTCTGCTAGCCCGCAAAGTTGAGTGATGCGAGCATGGGCGTTCTTAGCTACCGTTGGGGATGCTGACTCACCAGCAGTTGGAAGCGATGCGACCACACCAACACGCTCATCGACATCCTCAATACCAATGTATGTGAAGTATTTCTTAGCGACCTTGATAAGAGTATTAACAGTGCCGCCGCCTGATCCTCCTGAAACTCCAAGACAGATTAAGATACGATCTACATTAGTCCCAAAAATTTCTCGGAATTTATTAAATACCTCTTGCTCCTTACGCTCAATAGCTGCCTGGGCTTTGGCCTGATCTTTTCCAGCGCCTTGCTCGCCATGCTCATCAACAAGAAACTTCTGCTCCTCTGGGATGTCTAGCCCATTAAGATCTGAGCGTGCTGTATTGACGGCTACAGTCTTTGTGTAGCCCATATCATAAAATGCTTTAGCCATACGTCCGCCGCCTTGTCCAGCGCCAACAATAGCGTAGGTAAGAGCACCACCGGACTTATCCTCAACGGTTTCTTCTTCTTCATTTAACTCGGGATCGTAATCCTCAATATCTAGTGTAGGAATGTCTACCATTTTTTATCTCCTTAAATGTCCAATTCCTTGTGAAGTCTGATCAATGCTTTCAATCGTTCTTCTCGGTCTTCTATTTTCTTTGTATCTTTCAGCCGACTTTCAAAGACTCCTTTAACTGCGCCAATCTTATCTTTTTCAAGTCTACCACGCAACTCATTTTCCTTTAAGGCTGCTGTGGCTTCTGTCTTTATAGCTTCTAGATACTTCATTTTATCCTCCGTTGGCCTAAGCAAACGGTAAAAGTAAATCAAGAGGGCTGCCACTACAACAACCCCCAATATAATTTTCCACCAAATCTCTTTGGCTTTAAACCATAGTCTCTTCATCAGCCGTGTTTCCACTTAGCAGCAATATCTGCTGCACCCTGAAGTCCTATATAAGCAAGAGATACAGCAACCCAATCATTACTTGTAAGTTGTCCTGCTGCCAAAAAAGCAGTGGATGTTCCCCATACTATTAGTTTTCGTGATGCCCATTTTCCGAGCCATGTGTCTATTTTTTCGTGCATTGTCATAGCACCTCCTCTGTAGATATAAGTAGTCTTATTGTTTTCTTTTGGCTCTCTTGTGTAATTGTGCCAAAGATGCCCTAACCCTTACTTCTTTTCCTTCGTAAATAATGGTTGCTATTTTTTCCCAGGTATGGTACTCTTTAAGTAGTCCAACCTTCCACTCCTCGTGGTCAGACCAAGTATATTTAAATCTGACGAGGTCGCCGGCTTTCATACTTTTTTCACTTCAATATTTTAGCCGAGATATGGGTTTCCCCTTTGTCAATCGCTTTTTGTAATCTGTGGTTTCCATCA